CCGCGTGGGGCCAGTGTCACGGGGTCATAGTCAAAGCGGGGGGTCGTGTTGCCGACAGTCTCAATAAAGCCGGACTGATTGACACGGGTTGCGCCAGTGCCACGTGAAAAGGTGACGCGATCAGGAAGCGTAGCGTTATTCAAGAAGTCCAACTGCATGACCGGCAAGGGCGCAGCAGAGTGCTGGCGAACTACGCCGATATGCGCACCGCCAGGGAAAGCCATTAGAACAAAGCCACAATGTTCGTGGCAGAGGTGGCGGCCTTCACACGTACAGTCTTAAGCCACAGCACCGTGCCAGTCGGGACATTGGCAAACGTGATATTCGCATTGTCCTCCGTGTCCACAACCACATTGCCAGCAGCGCCAACATAGAGCGCAACACAATTCAAAACGGTGGTATCCGAAGGCGTCACAGCCCGGGCATTGTTCGGAACCCAAGCCTCACTAAACGCAATGCTCATATCAATCTCCTAGATATAGCGTCCCTTAGAAAGCAGCCAGCACAGGCGGCAATGGACTATTTCTTCTTACTCGCCTGATAGCGTGCCAACAAGGAGCGCCCCTTCGCCACCGCCGAAGCCTTATCGCCCCCATGTCCCCAGGCTACCAGAGATAACTTCAATCGCGTAGGCCGACCTTTCTCGTCCTTCAAAGGTCCGTCCGCAGATCCCATGCGCACAAGAAAGCTACCCTTCCTGCGCATCTGCTCCGGCGTCTTGGCAGCCCCCTTCACCGGAGCCTTCAGGTTCGCCCCCTCCGTCCGCTTAAAATAAGCACGACCCGCAGCAGTCAAGCCACCCTTCGGATCTTTATGCTCCTTCCTCATCGGTAAGCCCTCACCTTCTTCGCAATAGCTTTCGGCTGCTTAACAAATTGCTTACCAGCTTTGGTGCCTTCACGCTTCGCCTTGCTGGTCGCAGCATATTCCGCCGACGACAATTTCTTAATAGCCTTCTCGGGCAGGTATCTCTCACCCGTAGCCTTCGGCCCTTGCGTAGAAGGCTTACCAGACTTGGTAGTCCACTTCTGCTTCGTCCACTCGACAAGCGACTTCTGCGACTTCTTCATCAGTCTCGATATCCCCCACCCTTGGCCTTATACCCCTTGGCCAACATCTGAGCCTTCCGAGCACTCCACTGCCCAGGTTTGCCACCCTTGCCACTAGCCTTGATCGCCTCGAACAAAGACTTCCGCATACCAGGCTTCGTATAATTACCAGCCTCGTTCACACGCGACTTCACTTCTTCTTCCCCAACTTCGAAAGCGTCACAGCCAATCGAGCACGCTGCCCAGTCACACCGGGCTTCTTCGCCAACTCCTTCAGCTTACCAGCCGGGATCTTCTCACCAGCCTTCACACCAACAGCCTTCCGCAAAGCACCAGGCTTCTTAATAGCTCCCTTAATCCATTCCTTCTTCATAAGACACAACTCCCAGCAAAAACCTCAAATACACAAGGGGGAAAAATAATCTGAAGGTCCGTGTTGTCGCGGATTTCAGGGGGAAAATACATATGGTGGTTCACTCACCATCTAACCTCTTCCGTTTTTCAACCCCACCCTAACTAACCGGCAAGATCTATCTGTACGTGTATTTCACCAGCAACACGATGATCTATCCGCTCGGGTGCTTTTACACCCGCACGATTGAGCAAATCCATCGCAGCTTCCAATCTAACCTTGTCACTTCGGGAGGACTGAGCAAGCTGCTCAACAATGTGTAATGCCTTAGGAGCAGTGATCGCAACCTTACCTATCGTTCGTCTAAAGATCTCGGCTAACACTTTGTCGTCACGGATTAATCTTCCGCCTAAGGTACGTGCTGATGCTTCCGAGTAACCGGCTTCGATGGCTGCTTGTTCTATACGTCCACCGTTGGTCACATACGCATCTATGAACCGATCCTGTCGATCAGTGAGAGCACCATTAGGACTATCGATGGTCTTGGGTACGTTTGGCATTCAGAACCTCGTTAACGGCGTTGGGATTGCGTTGGTGTAGAGAGCGCGCGCGCGAGGAGTACGACGTGCGTCGGAATGCTGTCAATGGACTACGATACCGTGTCGTCTTAGTGACTGATCTAGATAGATAAAGACTGATAAGATGGCGGCGATAGCTTTGGTCGTTCGCTTGGCGTGCTCTGCCCAACTACTCCCTTGGTAGGCCGCGCGGTTCCGCTCCCGTCTACATCTATTCCGCTACGTGGGTTCGGAACCCCGGACAAGGGCCTTCGGTCCCGTTCCGGGATGCCGCCGTACCGGCGTCACCCTTGTCCGTGAACCACGAACGCCTCGTTAGCGGGATGTACGCCGGGGCGGTCCCGGCGCGACAACCAAAGGAGAATTACCATGACCAGCACTAAAGCTCTGACCAAAGCTATCGACACCATCGCAGAGTTTATGACTGAGATGAGCACGAAAGAAGATCGGACAACGGGAGAGATCCTTGACGTCAACCTTCTCGGTTACGCTCAGCGCCGTGTCCTTAACGGCATCGCTTACTCGGCAGCACTCACGCTGCAAACCACCACCCAGTCTTACGACGAGGCTTGCGGCAAGGTTCGCCTGGCTGCTCGCTCACACCGTGGCGACGAGCTATCCGAACTGCAGCTTCAGCGTGCAATCGACTGGGCACAGCGTCTCGAAATGCAAATGGCTCATCTTCAGGCGCTGGTTGATGCAGCTGCTGACGCACATGAGCGCCACACTGGCGAGAAGTTCGTTGCTCCCAAGGCACGCCAGTTCACCGAACGCAAGTTCCAGTCCGCTGCACTGGAGCAGGCCAAGCGCTTCGGCATCGACACCGAAACCAACATGGGCGGTGGCGTAGAAGTCGCAGAACAGGAGGCAGCCTAACAACTGGGGGCTTCGGCCCCCTTTTTTTGCTCAGAAAGGGAATGACATGACACTCGCACATTTTGCATCAACGCTGTTCTTCATCGGCGTGTTCGCGTTTTCACTGCTCACAATCGTTAAAAGTTTGAAGGGAGAGTGGTGATGGGCCGACTGAAAGAAGCATGGTTCGACGCGTTCGACCAGGAGGACATGCTTGCCAAGTCCTACGACTGGCAGGATCAGCAAAAGTTTGAAAACCAAGTGCGCCTGCACGAACAGATCAAACTGTGCGGAGAACTGGGTGACACCCTGCTCTTGCAAGCCTCCATCGAGAAGCTGCCAGTGCGCATGTCATCTATCATTGATCGCCTGCAGCGCGAACTGTTTACGTTGGGGACGCTGGCCGATGATGCTTTCTGATAGCGATGAGCTTCACGTAAGAATTAAAACTTCGAACGCCGCGTTCGATGGCGACGATGTTTATACCGAGACTGCACGCATCTTACGAGATGCTGCAGATCGGCTTGCGCGTCAACAAACACAAGCCAAGTTGCACGATATCAACGGCAACTACGTAGGGTATTTTATATGGTCAGGAAGGAGTGAGTAATGATTGCATATCTAATTGATCCACATGCAAAAACTGTGGAGCAGGTCGAGTATAATGGCGACTATCAGGAGATATATAAACTGATCGATGCCAACACGTTTGACGTTGCACGCCTGGAGCATGGCGATGGGATCTTCGTCGATGACGATGGCCTCATGTCAGACAACCCGATGTTCTTTAAGCACAGGGATTATCAGCAGCCACTAGTTGGCAAGGGCCTTGTTCTTGGGTGCGACTATGAGGGTAATAGCATCAGCCCTGCATGCACGCTCGAACAGCTGCGCGAGAAGGTTAGCTTCGGCTTTCTGCTCCGCATCAACAACAGTGCTATTTGGATAGAAGAAAAGGAGTTGGTATAATGGAACAAGAACTAAAGATCATGATCAAGCTGGACTACGACACGTATCTGGCAATCGAACCAACCGACAGAGCCTATCGCCTCATGCTTGAGCTTGTAAAGCTGCCGCTTTATTCGCGTGACTGGAACGGCAACGAGACAGTCTACACCAAGAAGAAGCATGGCATTACATGTACTGTCGAGCCAGCAATCGTGCGTGATCAGCCGTTACCGCCAGAGGCTGAATGATTATATACCCGGGGCTAGACTTCTCACTAGCTCCGGGCAATTGCTTCCTGCATATCTGCATTGCAATGTTGCATTGGCATAAGGGATGGAGTAGCTTGCCTCTCGAAGGCGAGACACCATGACCATCTTACATTCTTACATCGATCAACTTGAGGAGCTTGCCATGAAGGTCGAGCTTCCCTTGAAGCGTGCCTTCATGCTGGCCGGTGTTCCCGACAGCACTTTCTATCGTGCGTTGCACGGTCAAGATTTGCGTCTCGACACGGCACGAAAAGTTGCAGCTGCTATCGAACAGTGGGATACAAATGGATCTGCCGCCTACCAAAAACGTGCACACACGACCCGTTTCACCGGAAGAACAGAACTTCTATCGTGACTTGATTGAACAGCTGATCGCCAGGCGACAGCACCTCGGCATGAGCCAATTCGAATTGAACGACAGGCTCGGCATGAGTGAGGCAATGGTCGCCAAGTGGGAGGCCATGCACCGTTTCCCTGGTGCGTTCTTTCTAATGTGTTGGGCCAAAGCGTTAGGGGTTAGGTTCGTTGTCGAGAAGGAGTAAGAAGCATGCCGAAGCGGAAAGAGGGCGGGATAATAGGACCTACGAAAAAAGCTGCGCTTGCTGCGGCGACCAAGCAAATGCGTGCTGGAGCAAAGACTTCGGCAAAAGCTGGTACTGCTACCCGTGCTACCAAATCTACTACCCGCCGGAGGGGGAAGTATAATGCAGCTGGTGAGCGGGTCGATGGTCACTGGTTTGCCAGTGCTGCCGAAGCCAGGCGTTACGAGCAGCTAAAGATCCTGGTCGAGCAAGGACAGATCGACAATCTCGAACTTCAAAAGAAGCTGCCATGCCGTGTGAACAACGAACTGGTGTGCAGTTATCTGGCCGACTTTGCCTATGATGTGATTGATGATCGAGGCTATCCTATCCGCTCGGTGATCGAGGATGTGAAGGGTATGGTCACTGATATTTACCGGCTTAAAAAGAAACTGGTGCAGGCGATATATCGCATAGAGATCAAAGAGATACCGGCGCGCGAAGTCCCACAATGGGAAGGCCGTATATTCTAAAATAAAAAGGGCCCCCCGAAGGGAGCCCAGTAGACACAAGCAGTCCAACAAAATCGGAAGGAAGGGAATGTCGATAGAAATGTTGAACTGGGCATTTCATCTACAGATGGAAAGCCCCACTGACAAGCTAGTTTTGATAGCTCTTGCCGACCACGCTAACCATGATGGCGCAAGCTGGCCTTCAATCGCACGGCTCTGTCTGTTCACTGCCCTGTCTGAACGCACTGTCCGCACTGCACTTCGCAGGCTGGAAGCTGATGGCCTGCTGCAAACTGTGGTCGAACATGGTCGAACTAACAGGTATAAATTGACCCCGGCAACTACTGCCCCCGGCGACAGCTGCCCCCCACCCCGGCATCTCTCGCCCCCCACCCCGGCAGGAGCTGCCCCCGAACCACCAATAACCACCAATGAACCATCATCTCCTCCCGTCAAAGGCAAGCGTCCGCATCGTCTGCCTGATGGCTGGCAACCCGAGGACCATGATCGTGATTGGGCTCGGCAAGCATTTCCAACAGTGGAGATTGATAATGAAACAGATAGGTTCCGTGATTACTGGCACGGCAATGGAAAAGCGATGGTCAACTGGACAGCAACCTGGCGCAACTGGATCCGCAGGTCTGCCGGTTATCAAAGATCCAAAGGAAAGTCTTTCGATCAAGGTGCCCGAAGAACTGACGACAATCGTGAACGATTGCGTGCTGCACTGGATGGCACTGTCTTATAAGACCATGCCTTGGGATATTGATGAGCGCGAAGATGTGCTTATCGATGCTGCCGCAGCGCTCTCGCATGCCCAAGCCGAAGCGGAGCATGCGCTCCCGCTCGTCAGCAAAGAAAAGATTGCCGATGCAATTGGATCGATTGCCGAGATGCTGCAGGTCAGCGTTCCCTCGACCATCGGCCTCAAGCTATACTTCCACGCGCTCAAAGAGTTGCCGCAGTATAAGTTTGAAGCTGCCTGCCTCAAGCTAATCCGTACGCACAAGTGGCCACGGCTACCCTTGCCTGCAGATTTTATCGAAGCCGCAAAGGAAGAACGGCAGGATATTGCTGTGTTCCAAATCAAGCTCGGCAGCGCACGCAGATTAGTCGATAGTGCGCTACGCTTACTGCATGAACGCAGTAAATAATTGTTGACCTTGCAACAACGCAGTATAGAATAGCAACAGGAAGGAAGGAAGGACATGGCAAGAACCAGGTATCTTGTGCTGGATATCAAGACTGCAGACATTGCAGATGGATATGAAGTTCACAGCCTGCATGAAGAATTAGCCAGCGCGCGTGAATGCGCAATGCGTATGGCAGAAAGCTACCCCAACATCAGCTTTGGTGTGGCCCAGCTACTCAGTTGCTTCGTGACTGAGTGCATCGTCAAAGAAATATAACAACAAGGAATATAACATGGACACAAGCAACATCATGTCACAACTTAACCGCAGCCGTGGCATTGGCGGCAGCGATGCAATGCGTATCGCCCGAGGCGATTGGCGCAGCCTGTACAACGAGAAGGTAGGGCTCTCCCAGCCTGACGATCTCAGTGCTGTATTCAAGGTGCAGCTGGGCATTACAACCGAGCCCTTACACCGCCGCTGGTTTGCCATGCAGACAGGCTTTACCATCGATGACGCGCCACCGTTCCAGCAGCATGACGTTTATACGTTCATGTATGCCAACCTCGATGGCTGGGTTGCCGAGCGCAATACCTTTGTCGAACTGAAGCACACCAATGCCAGGGCTACGCTGCGCGAGAAGGCGCGCTACTACATGCCCCAGCTGCAGCATTACATTGCTGTTGCCAATGTGCCCGACTGCTACTTCTCCATCATCAAGGGCAATGACGATCCAGAGTTCTGCCTGATCGACCGCAATGAAACCTACATTGCAGAGCTAATCAATATGGAGCAGGCGTTCTGGTGGCACGTAGAGAATAAAGTTCCACCAGAGATCGAACCCATAGGTCAGGCTTCTGCCATGCAGGAGAAGGCAGCCAACGTACTGATCGACAAGCTGCGCACTGTTGACATGACAGGCAACAACGAATGGACCAGCACAGCCTTCGACTGGATTGAAACACGCGAGGCTGCTGCGCGCAATGAGAGCACAGCCAAAGCGATCAAGGCGCTTGTCCCCGAAGATGCAGCCGAAGCCTATGGCGCTGGCGTTATCGTACGCCGTGACCGTCGTGGCCGCCTGTCGCTGCGCACAATGAAAGAGGAGGCATGACATGTTGACTAGAGCAGACAAAGCCAGCTGGCTTGACCAGATCTGGTGCGCTCTCTGGGCATATCGAGAAGATTGCATACCAGAGACAGACCGAGAGCATGACGAAGAATGGGATGCCATTTGCACAGCCATGGCTTGGATCAAGGAGGAGGTTATCGGTGAAGGAGAGTAAGACAGCGCTTACCCCAGAGGAGCGGATTACGGTTGCCTGGGCTTATTATGTCAAAGGTATCCATCAGCATACGCTTGCCGCCTTGTTTAACGTCAACGCTGGTCGAATAGCAGAGGCATGCGTTGCCATCCGTGCCGCAGCAGAGAACCCGAAGGGAAACAGCAATGGATCTGAATGATGTTATCAAGCAGCTGTATCGTCGGCATGATCCCGACACCAGCAAGGAAGCCGCTGACTTCATCGAACCCAAGCGCAACCTGTTGCAGGAGGACGTGCTCAACTACGCCTTCGACCAAGGCGAGAAGGGCTTTACCGATGAGCAGCTGTCCAATGCGTTCAATTGCCATGGCTCTACCTACCGCACACGCCGTGCAGAATTAACTGCCAAGGGTTTAATCGTCCCCACCCAACGACGCGCGCGCCTTGCGAGTGGGCGACGCGCCGTTGTTTGGGTCCATAGAAATTATCAAGAAGGAGAATGATATGACGTACAAGATTGAGAAGAATATCCCCATCGAGCGCGAGAGCTTTCCGTTCGCAGACATGGAACCAGGGGACAGCTTTGCGATGACCGATCACAAGGCGTTTATACGTGCATGCCATCAGGGTCGTCGTCAGGGTTACAAGATTACCACTCGAAAGCAGGCGGATGGAACCTATCGGATCTGGCTTAAAGAAGGAATATCATCATGAGTAAGAACCTGCACCAGCGCATTGCGGAAGCGATGGGCGAGGTGACTTACATCCAGAAGGAACGCAAGCAGGGCATGCGATACACTATCGTTAGCCATGATGCTGTGACTGCCAAGGTCCGGCCTGCATTGCTCAAGGCTGGGGTTATCTACTACCCCACCGACCTTACCTATGAGCAGACAGGCAACCGCACTGCATGCAAGCTGACCATGGTGTTTGCCAACATCGATGATCCGGCTGACCATATCAAGGTCGATAGCTTTGGCTATGGCATTGACGAGCAGGACAAGGGCCCCGGCAAGGCTATGTCTTATGCGGTCAAGTACGCACTGCTCAAGACGCTGGGCCTTGAGACTGGCGACGACCCCGATCTTGACCAGGATGTAACCTACAAAGATCCTGCTATCGAGGAGCTAACTGCTTTCTCACTGGCAATCCCGACAGCTACCAGCAGCGTAGAACTTGAAGCGCTTCTGGAAACCTATCGTCCTGCAATCAACCGAGCCAACACGATCGATGCAGCCAAGGTTGCCATGGTCAAACAGGCTTACGCAAAGAAGAAGAAGGAGCTTACACAATGACGACCAAACGCAAACCCAAAGCGGCGAAGCCTGTAGAAATACCAAGCCAGGTGGAAGAGGGCGCACCCAGCGCTTTCGATCCGCCCTTCGCAGTCAAGCGTATCGTGATCGAGTTGCTTGAGGAGTGGCTGCCTAAGCACCTTCCTCACCAGGCGCATCCCGAAGTCTCTGCCTATCTGGCTGCCCTGAAGGGAACAAACAATGCTGGCTAGAGCAACCATCATTGGCAACCTGGGCCAAGATCCCGAGGTCAAAGAGATTGCTGCTGGCGGCAAGCTCGCTCGTTTTTCTCTTGCCGTTAACAAGGTGAGCAAAGGAGAGAAGAGCACCACCTGGTTCAAGATTGTCTGCTTTGATGAGAAGAAGATTGAGGTGCTGCAAAGCTACGCTCGCAAGGGTACACGTCTCTATGTCGAGGGCGACCTGGCTACTCGTACCTATATCGACAAGAATGGGGTTGAGAAGCTGGCTGTCGAGATAGTGGTCGGTCGATTTGATGGTCGCTTACTGCTCATGTCCGCACGCGACGACGGTGCTGCTACCCCGCAGCAAAGCAACGGCGGCGCATCTAAACCATGGGATGATCTCGATGATGACGTACCCGGCTTTGACTAAGGAAGAACTTAGAAGGTTGGGTAAGACCATGCGCGAATGGCGTGTGTATAAAAACCTATCCATCGATGTGGTGGCAGCTAGAGCCGGGATTTCTCGGCTCACCCTGCTGCATCTGGAGAGAGGCGTAAGCAATCCTCGACTGGATACATTGGAAAAGGTTGCGCATGCACTTGATGGCAAGATTTTCTTTGAGGTCTATCCATTGCCCGAGGATCTAGGTGATGTTTCTTGATGATTATGAAAGGGAGCGCAGGATAACCTACCGCCTGCGTGTCCTACCTCAACAGCTTGTACGCGCACGTCGTAGGTATCGTGACCTAGTGGCAGAGGCTCAGGAGTTACGCATGTTTGATTTGCTAGAGCCTGATGAAAAGGAGACAGGACGATGACCGAGATTGAAAAGAAAGCCCGCGCGGCCATTGGACGCCGCCTCACCTATAAGGATTTGATCGCATGAATACCGATAACGCCCATTTCGAGCGCGAAAATCGCTACATCGTAGTAAAGTTGAAGCGACTACAAAAAGGAGCGCGGGAGCCTCTTCTCCGCTACCTTGAACATATGAACGTAAATCCTGTTGAGTGCGTCGTTGTAGAGGCCGATTGGCCGGAATACGAAACCGTCTGTCGAATGATTGAGGCACGGTGCGGGGGACGGAAAAACGGGATGCCAGCACCCGTGGCACTCGACACCAATCGGCCGTTGCGCAAAGTGCGGGATGAAAGTCTAATGAGCGACGCCATCAAAGCCATCCTCGACGCTCTCACTGAGCGCGGCCTTAAGATCGTGGAAACAGAACGATGACCGAAAAACGTATACACGCTTCGGACTGCGATTGGCACCTTGACCAGTACCCGTGGGAGTGCACCTGCGGGCTGATAGCGGGGAAGAAAGCGATGGACGAGCTGATCGCCCAAGATGCCGATCTTATAGATGTGGAAACGAAGACAATGACTGATGAACGAATGATCGCATGGCTCCGTGAGTACGCGAAGCTCGCAGTTTATCTTTCAGAAGAAGAGATACTTAACGAGATAGCCGACCGCATCGAAGCCCTTGAGGCCGAAGTCGAGCGACTAAAAGATCAGTTATCAGTAGAAACTGAGCCATCACCTTACTGCCCTATCTGCGGCTCTTGCGGCGAAGAAGGATGCTGCGGATCAAAGCGGTGTATGTATCCCGACACGGGTATCGAAACCCTGCAAGCCGACAATGCGCGGTTGAGGTCAGCTATCTCGCATATAAAAGATAGCTGGGAGTGGTGGCAGCCGGACACTTACGACCGATGCAGCAGCGTTGTTGAGGACGCAATCCACATGGCACTACAGGAGACAGAACGATGACCGAGATTGAAAAGAAAGCCCTTGCGCTGTTGAATGAGGTGGAACGCGCTCAAGGCGATAGTGACCTCACGCGCCGTATCATACGCGAGCTTCCTCTGGACGAAGCCCTCTGCCGTGCCATCGAGAGGCACGAAGCAGATAAGGCTGCACACGCGGCTACCATTGAAGGCATCCTAAACTCCCACGAAGCCTACAGGCAGGGGGTGAGCGATGCTGTGGAGGCATATAACGACCTGTGGCGCAATCGGACGCCCGGACGCGACGAGTTTATGGGGCATTTTAGGCGCTTCGTCCTCCCCAAGCCCGATCCGCTGGTGGAGGATTTTGGTCATGATCTCGCAGCCGACATCCGCGCAGCCATCGAGAAGCGCGGCGGCAGGGTCGTGTGGGGAGAAGGGTGATGCGTCAGAAGCCATACGCCTATTGCTGCAATGGTGATCCAGATGCGTGTGATTGCGTCAACAAGGATCACGGTACAGCGATATATCCCGCTGCCACCTGCATCATCACAAACTGCCGCAACCGTGCGCCAGCCGACGAGGCGTTCTGCTCAAAGCATCGCTCTGACTACAAGGACACCACCCATGACTAACCCCAAGCACACAAGCAGCGATCTGGTGAGGGATGCGGTGGAGCATTGCCGCGCTTGCTCCGATCCAGAAGCGTGGACGCGCATCAAGTTTGAATTAGAACGCTTCATCATCTCCAAACCGAGCGCCGATCCTCTGGTCGAGGCGCTTGGTGAACTTGCCGACCGTAACATGCATGTCGAGCAAGCCGCAGAAACGCTCCGCGCAGCACTAGCCAAGCGCGGCCTTAAGATAGTGGAGGACGTATGACCGAGATTACACAGGCTGACCACAAGGCAGCAGCGCAGCATGGATTGTGGCTTTTGGATGACGAGCGGGAGGATCTTATCGAAGCCTTTGCCCGTCACCGCCAGCAAGCCATCGAGCAGTTGGAGCGCGAGAAGGCCGTTGTGTATGACCTATGGGAACAGCAGAAAGAAATCGCGTTAGACTATCTGACTGACTGCAACAAAGCCGCAGACCGCATCGAAGCCCTAAGACTGGCGGTAATGCATTATGATGCGGCGCTTAAGGGTTCGTGGCCCTACGGTGCGAAAGGTGATGCTTGGGAACACTGGAACGAAGCCCGCATAATACTACAAGAAGCAGGCGAAACCTTTACACATCCCGACAACGTGTAAAAGAAAGGGGACTATGTTTACACATAACCCCCCATCCCCTGTCTCAATTTAAATCAATGATCAATCAGGTGCATCTCTAGCTTTGGCGGCTATGAGGCCACCGCCTAGTATAAGCCCAAGAGCCTCACCAACCTGTGTAATCTGAATACCCAACTTCGGTGCGCCAGCAATGGCCACAATAGTGCCGACGCCTACGTAAGTGCTGGGTTCCTTCGCCCGTGCCTTGATCCAGCGGAATGCCTTCTTCATTGTCACGTCTCCTTCATGCTTCGTTAGCAGTAACATCGACCTTCAGATCGATCAGGTTCGGCTTACCAATGACAGGCTCCCCCGTTGGCCAGCGCGATGCAGTCAGCCGTGTCTTGGCAATCTTGACCACGTTCACGGCGTTTTGCTGGTTGCCCCCCAGCACATAATAATGGTTGCGATCTTCCCCCACATAGAAGCCAACATGGCCACCACCAGGTCGATGGAAAACGAGCACAGCACCAGGAGCAAGGCGATCCCTACGCAACAGGGAGCCCCAGTTCTCCCATTCCTTTGCTCGGTAATATGCCTTGGGATAGGCAATGGCGCTTGTCTGCATGCAGTAGGCCACGAACACGCCGCACCAGGGCGTTTCGTCGTTAGCCCACCAGGCCCCCAGCTTCTTAAGCCAGCCAAGGATGCGGCTATCATGGCGAGGACCAGGTACTTCACGGATGCCAAAGAGTTTCTTAGCCGTTGCAAACCAACGAGGGTCAGTAGCGCGTATCTCAATGGCCATGTTCTTACCTTTCCAAGCGATCGGCTTTGCGATCTAACTTTTCCTCTATTCTCTGCAGATGCTGCATAATCTGCTCGAACCGATTGTCGTCCGACTTCTGCCGAGTTTCTACAATTGTCAGGCGTTGAAGCAGCCGGGTCCAAACACCCAGGCCCATTGCTAATAAACCGCCAACCCCTATCCAGGCCGAAGCAAATTCAGGCATCTCATTATCCATCAAAGAAATTAATCAAGGTATTGAGAGCTGATTGTAATGGCGAGAGTGTCGCCAGTAGCCCAGGTAAATGGTGCAGTAGGTGTTAATGAGCCGCCAATTGGCTGTGTTCCTGAGAACACTTTTATGGTTGATGAGCCTGCGGTCATATTCGCTATACCTATATAATGGCCTGTGCCGCTATCAGTGAGCATGGCGATACCCTGCGTTCGTGACTTGGCTTTATACGGTCCAGTTATGTCAAATGCAGATCCGAGAGATGTGGTCGAACCAACTGTAAATTCAATCCTGGCATTCCACTGACGGCCTTCTCTCGACACGGTTCCGACAAGCGAACCGTTGCCAAGCGACGGGCTTCCAGTGCCAACCAACGTCGGCGTGAATGAACGTTCATTAAACCAAATGTCATTATTGTTGCCATTGATAACAAGCGTGACGCCAGTTAGTTGACCAAGATGGAAGCTGCTGTCCAGCACATCGCTATTGATGGTAAGCGTCGCGCCCGACTGAACGACATTGGTCGAATTGAAAGTGATCTGGCTAATGTTTGGCGCAGAGCCATCGCCAAAGGTAACATTGGCTGCAAATGAATTGTTAGAGAATAAGTTGATCGATGCCTGAATAGAGGTAGCACCGACGATGCGGTTGTTAGAAAAGAAACCGCCGCCAGCAGATACAGTTAGCTTACCAATCTGGCAGTCTGTTATACGAACAGCGCCTTGCCCATTAATGAGAACGCCACCAGTTGCTTGCTGAGTAGAAGCGCCGATAACCTTGGAATACAAAGATGTTCCGGGTGTGGTGTCAAAAAACTCAATGTCAAAGCCGGAAGCCGTTGCATCTGTCGTGTTCCAGATGCCGCCGAGGATCAGCGCGTTACCGCCGTCATTGCTAAACTTAATAGCGCGGCCCGAAGTCTCGTTAGATATACATCCGATAAACATGGCCTCGGGGCCGGTGACAGTGATGTTGTCACCAGTGAAGCCGCCGCCAGCAAAGCGAACTGCGTAGAAATAAACACCTCTGGCAGATACGGTGAATGTTACGCCATTGCCGCTGCGCGTTAGGATAGCGCCCTGCCCAAGGAACCGTTGGTTTTCGTTATTGAACGATAAATTCCCGCAAAGATAATTTCCGGCAGGAAAATATATATCCCGAAAATTGCTGTCGATAGCTGCTTGGATCGCCGCGGTGTCGTTCGTAACGCCATCACCAACAGCGCCGTAATCCAGCACATTGACCGAAGCGCCGTCGATCATCGAGTATGTTGCTTTTGTCAGGGTCATATTAAAATCCTAATCATGTAGCAATGCTGGGCGTGCCAGCGCGTAAGCGAGCAAGGATGGCGTTGACCTTATCCACCAGTGCGTTGAACTCGGCCTGCGTTGGCGTGGCACCTGCAGCATAGACTGCATTGGTTATTGCAGCGCCTTGCGCCCCTAAAACCTTTGCGCCGTTAATGTAATAATCACCAACTTTGGTGACATAAAAATTAGTAGATCCCCCTGAGATCCCAATAATCGAATTACCACTGCCTTCGTTTTGAATAACAAGGCCGCTGCCAGAACCAGCGGAAGTTTTGGCAATCCAAAAACCCGCACCGCCATCGCTGTCCGCAGTAACTACACCACCATATTGCTTGCCATTTACGGTTAACCCATAAGTGCCAGGCGTAAGATGATTAACCGTTAAGCCAGTCCCCCCTGAGAAGCTGTTAATAACAGTCCCGTAACCAGTAATTGTAAACGGCCAATTGACCTCGGGGCAAAGCAAGACGTTCTGATAGTTCCACTGCGCCAACGTCACTGGAGGCGTTGCCAATGATACAGACGTATCGGGATAGCCGATCATCTGCAGGAAGGAAGCTGTACCCGTTGTCCCTGGCGAAGTTACTGCGTTACGTGCATTCTTCAGCGTAAGGATTGAGCCAGACCGCGTGTGGTCGATCTGAGCCGCAACAGAGCCAGCAACAGCCCCGTTTTCATCCGAGTAGCAATGAACAACAAATGCGCTTTTCGCGCCTTGGTACTGATGAATGTCGATGCCGTAGCTGCCGGTTGTATCTGCATAATGCTCAACCGAAATGCCTCGCTGCAAACCAGCGCCAGCATCCGTCGTAACTTCCAGCTTGGCATCAGGCGCTTCAAAAAATGGGTTTAGAAAATCTCCAATTGAACCCGACGTGTAAGCTCCGCCTGGCGTATAAGATATTTCTCCTGCACCACCTGTGTAGATAACGCCAGTTTCGTTGAGCAAAACTTCAATAGTGGATCCAGTTGGAGGCGCTGCCGTAAAAGTAATTACATTACCGGCAAGGCTATAATTAGTCTTCTCTTGGTATACGCCATTAACAAAGATGTTTGTTGCCAGCTTTGTTCCTGGGGTCGATGTAAGCGTAAAGCTTACTTGAACGCCATTGCCGGTAAAATTATTAGTGCCTACACTTCCGTAAACAGCGAGGGTGGCAAGGCCAGCAGTGTCAATAGCAGAAGGCTGACCATTGGTATCCCAATAGAATAACTTGTTTTTACGCTGGTCAACGGTTGGGATGGTTGAGAGTGTATTGGGCGTGTCATTCTCAGCCAGGCGGGGAACGCGCTGCTCAAGTTTGGTGTCCACATCCTGCAGCATAACGGTCATCTTATCGAGCGTTGTATTCAGCGCCTCGATGTTAAACGGACCAGAAAGCGGAAAGTCAGATGTGCGCTCAATCGGCAGGCTGCGAACAATCGTAATGATATTGCCGAGAGCAGCACCAGGGGAACCCAAAGCAATAGTGCCACCGCCAGTAACGCCAGCGCCAGATACGTTATACTGGTTGGCATTTGCCGGGCTGCTGGCAAAGGTGAGCAATGCGCTGCCATTGTAGACCTTCAGATCGCTGTTGGCAAAAAACTCGAACGGAACCGTAAACACCGTCTGATTGGTGGTTGCGGTATATTGTACCCGAGCAGAATTGTCGTTGATTAGAATTGCCATGCTTATCTCCAATTGCCTCTTTGCCTTGCGCTTGCCTGGTCACAATGGACTAGCCAACCAATTCAACGGTTTCCTCGTCAGTCATTTCAACGCCATCGCCAATGGCTGTCTCAACCATGCCAGCATCCGCAGCCCAGTTGCTCCATTCCTTGAGCGTATCAGACCACCAGACAATGCCAGAGAAAGGAACCGCCCGACGAATGAGGCTTGCCTGCTGTCGCTCTTCAAGTTCTGGATTAAGGAAGGCTTCAACAGCCCCGGAAAGCACGCTCACTGAGGGACCAGCAATAACGCCAATCTCATCAGATACAGTGTTTTCACCCATGTCTCTCAAGCCCATGGCAGAGCGAGGACCATAGCCGGTAAGATCTTCGGTGCGCTTATACACATCACTAAGCCAGCCAAGCACAGAACTGTTTTCTAATGTGAGCAAGGCAAACTCATCCCAACCCATTTTATCAAAATTGTCGTCAGCCTTTAGCCAGGTAGCAATCATGCCGCCGACCATGAGAGAGCCAAGTGTCACGGCAATGTTTCGATCCCGGCCAGATAGCATCGAGTGTGTAATCTTGGCCGACGACGACATGGTAAAGCTCATCAGCTGGAAGGGCAGCGAGAGTAGAGCTTGCTCCTTACGCTCGCCTTTGACGCGGAACACGCCATCCATGATAGCGGCACGCTGGAGCGGACCAGGCGTTACAACTGCAGAGCGAATGTTGCCCGACAATGCACCGAGGAAAAGTTCCCGGGCGCGCTCCCCGTCTCTACCTGTCCAGTTCTCAAGGTTGGCAAGATAGAGGCCACTGCCCTCCGTCTTTTCAATTGGCATGTCGGCAATCATCTGCGCGCCACGCAAGTCGATACCCCAACTCGCTAGATGTTGTGCCTGCTTTAGTTCCTTCTTACTAAATGTAGTCATTGTGCGCCCCGCGCGCACCGCATTGGCAACCGTGTTCACCTCATCGAGCAGCGTATGGCTGGTCAAAATAGAGGTAAATTCCTTCCAGACCACGGTGAACGGGTTCATCATATTTAACTTGAAGAAAGGTGACTGTGCAGCAGCCAATCCGCGCTCAAGCATAGTCTGATTGGTGACAGTCAAAGCACTGTCATTGTCAATCATCATTGCCATCCAGCGAGCGTTGACCAACTCCATCGCTTCGCCAGCTTGCTTAGCGTAAGCACCTCTCATCATGTTTCTGGCTTCACCACGCCAAGCTGCATGAAATGCTTTGAACAATGGAGCAAAGCCCTCAGTCGCAACAGTGCGAGCAATATCCATTGTTTGCGAGTAAATACCCCGACCCATCAAAGTCAGGTTGCCATAGTTCTTTAGAGCACGCGCAGTCCTGTTGTCCCAACTCATCGGATCCTTCGTGTGAAAGCGGCCCAGCACGCGATCACGCAAATCTTCTTCTTCCTCAATGATTTTGCGGATTGTCTTGTTGTCATAGCCCTGGTCTTGCAGGGCGGCCTTTAGGCTATCTAGTTGGTCGTCCAGCATGCGACTACCATATTTGCCAACCATCTCAATCGAAGCGCCCATGCGCCGCGAATAAAGACCCATAACAGTCTCAATATCATGGACGATAAAGTCGGTTAGTTCCTTGTTGGTTAGCGGGATTTCTCGGCCAAGAAGATTACGAGGCCCACCCATGCCAGGGACAAACTCCTCCCCATTATTTCCAAGGATTTTCTGCGCAGTAACCTTCGCACGCTCGAAGGCTTCGGGAGTGCCGCCATAGCTTTCGCCCACCAGCTTAACAAAGTCATCATAGCGTTCGCGTACCTTGGTCAAATCATAGATACGCGGAAAATAGTATTGCTCACCAGCCGGGCGCACTGCTTCTGCATTAAAGTTATCCAGTTCCTCCTGCGCCTGGTTCAGTGCGGTCGTGCGCTCTTTAATGCCAGCAGCAACCTCATCATGCAGTTTGCTGCCAGGTTTTAGCTTTTCCAGGCGGCGCGCATCGCGCTCGTTGGCCTTGGTGCGCCAGTCAACCTCACGCTGCAGGCGCTTCTGGTTTTCGAACATGCCCAGTTCTTGTGCACGTATCCGAAACTGCTCAAACAATTGACGTGCCTCACGCGCAGCGCCCTGCACGATAAGCATATCTTCATCGCTGATAGGCTTGCCATGCAGTTCGAATGGCTGATCGTCGTAAACAGCGCGGCCAACATAGTCTCGAAACTCTTGAGGCGTTAATTTTCCCATGCGCTTTGCCTGCCCAACAAGTGGCAAGCCTAAGCGAAATGTTTCACGGGCATTAGCGGTAACACTATCAGCTTCCTTGCCAGTAACATAGCGCACATAGGCTTTCTGCCACTGTACGCTCATAACATAGTTGGCTGTTAGCCAGCGCTGCGCACGCTGAAACACAGATCCGCCTGGGGTTGTTGGTCGGCCAGCACGGTTTGCCAAGGTCAGCGTGCTGTGATCGCCAGCAATGCCTTGGGCAAGATCATGCGTCTCACGCTGCCGAGGGGCTAAGCGCATCAATGTGCCAGACGGAGTAGGCAGAAGCATGAGCTTCTCAAGCGCACTATCCGTAGGCGACAAGGGGGCGCGCCCAGCCCTGACCTCATCATAAGCCAGAGTGTTGATGCGGTTCTCGTAAGCAGCCTTGGTTTCAGTTGGTAGTCGCTTAGTCGTCTTGTGGTTCAGTTCATGCAGCACCACAAAGTTGAGCCATTCCTGTGGCGTTTTGAAGGCATCCTCCGCAAATGGCTCGATCCCTTCATAGCGAGGGCTGGTCCACGGCTTTGCCTCAAACTCTGATAGAATAGCGCTGGCATCGATAAAGATTGTATCTTCAGGTTCGACTGCTGCCTTGGGTTCGGGAGCGCCTTCTCTTACAGGTGCCGCTTCTGGTTCAGCCATGCGTGGCTGGCCAGTCATCGGATCCACTTCTCCCGTTCCTGCGCGCGGCAACGGTCCTTCAGTTACCTGCTCAACACCATTCACCGTCATGGTGGTGCGGAAGGTTCCTGGTTCCTCGCCAGCAGTACGAACGGGCACAGTGTCGGGAACAACATCTCCAAGCATATCATCTGCCGCGCGCGCTGCTGCCATACGCTGTGCCTCAGCTTCTAACGCCTGCTTGGGACGGAAGAATGCACGGATATAATTGCCATTCTGGTCGTACTTGCCGGTGTTGCCTTCGACAATCCGAACGCCCTGGCCGTTATAGTCGAACACATCTTTGACTTCGAGGCCGTCAACTGCGGCCTGCGCCCGGGCAAAGCGATCACCAGCATCTTCCGCCTTCGAGCGTACATCCGCATCAAGATCCACAGTGCCTCGATGACCGCGAGTGAAGTGCCCGATGCCACCAGAGATTGCGCCTGCTACCAGATAGCCCAGGCCAATATTGATTGCAGTCTCGGTGTTCGTGCTGGTCGGATCAAGTTCGTTGCGCACCAGTTCCTGCGCAGCGTTGATCGTGCCGAGTGAAGCGCCGCCCTTCAATGCACCCTGAACAAAGCCCAGGCCCTTTAGACCAGGAACAGGGATCAGGTTAACGGGATCAAAGATGCCAGTGACAAGGCCGACCATAAGATTGGTGCCAAAGCCAAGCTGGCTCTGACGCTGACGAATAGCAAGGTTCTCATCAATGTTCTGCGTGACCTGATCGGCTTCTGCCTGGTTCATCGCCCAGGTGTAAGCGTCGGCATAACGCTCATAACCCTTGGGAATATAATCGAGAGGATCGTAGTTCGGATCAATCACGGAACTGCGCCGCGACATGATCTTATCTATCTCGTCTTTGATCTGGCCATATACGCCAATGGCGTACCCATCGCGCAGCATGCCCATCAGGCTCTGATCTTGCGGCTCGTCAACCTGCGTGTTTTGATCCAGCAACTGAAAACGCGCCGGGCCCCGTGTAGTGCTGACTTCCATTGTAGTTCCTTAAATCTTTGGGCCGCTGATAGTCTTGATGCGCTCTCTCGTTCTGCGCCCAGCCTGCTCAACCCTTGCGCGTTCGGCGCGCGCAGCAGCCACGGGATCGCCAGTTGCAGCGGCAGCAGGTGCAGCAGGCTTGGGCTTGGCCGATGACCAGCGATTAAGTTCAGCACCAAGATCCATCTGGAATGTATCGAGTAGCTGGCTAGGGTTGTGCGGATTGAATAAGCGCACTTCGTAACGGCCTATGCTGCCAAGATTATTATCGAGCGGAACCAGTCTGATTGTGCCGTTCTGGCCAACAGTATGATTGCGCAGTTCTCCGTTCGGCCCCTTTACAGCAGGTGCAAGCCGCTTGCCATTCTCGGTTACATTGCCAAAGAAGTCGGCCAACTGTTTTTGGCTGTAAGTGCGCAGCAAAGACGATGGGCCAACGCCATCAAAGAATATGCCTGACTTTCGGTAAACGCCCTGGTTCTGCACCATAGCGCGCTGCAGTGCTTTTTCGGGATCGCGGTTCTGCACATCGAGATTGGCTGCATAGCTTTCATCGATGCGGCGCGACAGTGCAGGCGGGATCGCTACATTATCGGGGATGCCATAGGTGTCACGAATACGCTGATCGCGCGTACGGCGATAGGTTCCTTCCTGGCCTCGACCAAGAATGCGCGTAAACTCACCAATAGCTTCGTCACGGGTAAAGCCATTGCCCGAACGCAATTGCTCAATGCGCGCAGAGACAACGGTATCGGGCTGGCCGGAAGCAATAAGTTCATCGGCAGTAGCTAGCAATGCTTTGCTGCGAGCATCAAGGCCATCGACAAGAATGTCGCCAACCGTAGCGCCACCAACATTCGCATTCTTTACATTCCGATACAATTGCACAGCAGAGCGCCAATTTTCAGAGCGTACCGTGTTGGTCATATAATTGACCAGGCTCTCGGGAACATATTGGTTCGTCTGAATGAAGCGTAAAGCAGCGGCTTGCTGGGTAGGCTCACCCATTCTACCGAGATCAACAGTTTGGGTGAACGTATTTTCAAACACGCCTCTTTGCTGGGCGTTCCAGTTTCCGCCCATGCCATTACCAAGTGCACCAGTAATAGTATTAATCAGCGCCTGGTTGTTTGCTTCATCGCGCGCAATTCGCTCCTGCTCTGCAGCCTGAGCCCGGGCAATAGCTTGCTCCTCACGCAATCCCTGCTCTCGGTTTGTAACTACAGTGAGAAGGGAACGCTTCACTGACGGATCAAGACGGTCAACATCTTCGTAGGTCAATTCACGCGCCCGAAGATTGTCTTTGATAGCAGCAACTTTGCGCGTGTTACCCAGGGCAATATGCCAATGATCGCCAGTTGCATGGGGGCTGCGTTTGTCGCCCACTTCCTCAATGGCCTCAACTACATCATAGCCAGCCTTCCGCCAGCGCTCGACATATTCATTGAAGGTCATGCCCTTGATCGGAGCCACATCAATTGCACGACCACCATTGGCAACGCTGTGATAGCTGCCAGGGTTTTTGATAGAAAGCGGGTGTTCCGCCGCGCGCGCACCGCTTGTCATTACCGCACTGGGCACAATATCCTTAAGCGATGCCTTCAGCGTATCAGGTGTAACCCGCTCTTCACCATCGCCTTCAAAGGTAACGCCACCAAGTTTGCGCGGATCAGGCGCGCCGCGCAGCCAGTTACCCAGGATCTCGGTGTCGGTTTCATCCAGGCCACCAATAACGGGAATAAATTCCGATGCCGCCTGCATGGATATTGCGTAGCTTTCAGCGCCATCAACCAGCTTATCAACGCGCATCAGCAAGGCATCGGCTTCTTCGCCGCCTATCTGGCCAAGTTCTTCCATGCGCTGAACCATTGCATCTAACGGTGCGCCATACTTTTCATACGCCTGGGCAGGATCAAGACCTTCATCCCGATAGTTGGCATAGCTGTTCATCAAAACTTCGATCTGGTCACGGGCACCAGAGATAGCCTGCGAACGCTGGGTCCGGCCCCATTCATCCTTAAAGGATCGGGTGCGCTCCAATGCCTCGCGGAACACAACTTCTTCTACCGCAGGCTTGAGGCTGGGATCTACCGTCTTGAGTATGCCTTCCAGTCGCCCCTGCACCACCGCGTCAAACTGGTCGGGATCAAATGCCTTGCCATCCTTGCCAACGCGGCGATCATTAATCTCCGTGTTGAGGAAGTTCTGAAAGTCATACGAGACCTGGTTGATATAACGCGCCTCGGCAACCTTATCGAATGCCTGGTTAAACAGCGCGCCGCCGCCCTGGGGACGTTCAATCTTAATCGGATTGCCTTCTGCATCCCGCTTGATTTCAGCCGAACCAGCAGCCTTCTGGCCAGCCTCAACGGCACGCTTGCTTACAATCGGAGCACCAACCTCCATGATCGTTTGCCCGATGGAGCGAATAGCCGCACCAGGATCCGATACCTGGGGTGCGCTCGATGAGATTAGGCTGCCGGGGCTGACAATGCCAATGCGCTGACGAAAGGGTTCAATTGCCATATTAGCCTCCCTTCATGTCCGAATAGCCCTTGGCGGCACCAGCGGCATCGCCAATGAAGCCAGCAATTGCACCAAAAGTCTGGTTGCGCGCATTAATGCCGGCCACCTGCCGTGACATTTGATTGACCTTAATCTGGTCGGCCATACGGTTCCTTTGCATAAGATCGCCCATGCGGATGTTCCGCAGGTCAAGACGCAGCGCGCGCTCCTCCGTAGGCGCAATGCCTTCCAGAAAGCTAATGTTCTGCCCAACACCAGATGCAGCAATTGCAGCAAGGTTGGCAGCGCGCACACGGCGAAACTCCTCAAGACGTGCAGCCTCGGCCTCTTGCGCCTGTAGTGCAGCAATCTCTCGATCTTCGCGCAGCTGCTTATTCTGCTGATCGATAGTATATTTCTGCATCTTCGCGTTGGTTCGCGCAGAGCTAATGGAAACCGCGGTGCCTGCTGCACTGCTAACCAGGGCGGCACCGGCTATGACTGCTGCTGAAATGCACATTAGAAAGCCACTTCCATATTCATGCCCAAGATCCGCATTGGTAGCGGCTCGTCCTGAGTAATTGTTACCTGCGCTTCTCTTGCATAACCAAGGAGAAAGAACTCCTTGATCCCGCTAAATCGGTCAGGCGCGATAGATAGATCGTCAGTTACCTGCCGCAAGATAAGCTGGTTGCCGCTAATCGTGCAGGCCAATGTGCTATCGAGCCCAAGTAGTACTCGGCTAATTCGCTTCGGCATACCAATCATCGAACCATTGCTAAGGTTCAAATTGACCGGCATTGTTTTGATCTCGATAATGTAATTAAAGCCAGCGGTGATCGATGTAACTGCTTCGCTAATTGTAATTACGCCAGAGCCATTGGCCGTGTAGGTGCCAAGATACATACCGCTCGACACAACCGCGACGGTCTTGCTGGCATAATAAGCACCCAAGGACCAAGAGGTCGTGGCGCTCCCAGACGTTAAGCTCACCGAACTATCGAGCGTCAGACTATCGCCATCGCCAAACTTCTCCAAGACATATGCTGCGCCCCTTTTGACGGCTGCATAAACCGCCTCGCCTATCACGCAGATCGATTGGATCTCGGCAGTGCCCATATTCCACTGCGTCCAACCGGCAACATTCTCAGCCCGGGCAGAATAGAATACGGCCACCGTGCCATCGGTGTTGACGACAAAAGCATATTGCTCACCGCGCTCAGGCGTACCGTAAAGTACGGCCATATCAACTGGGTCATTGATAAGGTGACTGGCGAGTAGCGTTACGTCAGTCGAAGCATAGCCATTGGTTGTGTCATTGAATGTATATTCGCGCACAGCCTTGCCAGATGCCTGCACAAACAGGGTGGCCCCGTCAAAGGGCAGTGGCGTCACAACGCCTGCACCATAGGGCGTCTGCCGCGCTACACGGATATTGCTTGGTGTAATCCCGCGTCCACCTTCGCCAGGCACATAATATTCACCCGTTGAGGTAAAAATCTGCAGTTCACGATGCGAGGTTAAGTGGCGGACATTCGAGATATCCTCACTACCAATCGTTATCTGAATGCTCTCGTCATCAAGACCTTCGCCTACATCAAAGTTGAAATAGCGATTAATCTTAGAGGACCATAGGCCATCTGGTACGGCTTGGCTTCCAGCAAACCAAAGCCGTCCTTCGTGGAAAGCAACCGCGCCTGGATAGCCATTTACGGGCGAGAATACCGGCTCCGACCAATCGCGGGTAGAGGTAGTTGAGGAGGTATATTTAACCGCAGGACCACCGCCATCCGCAGATGAAGTGGCGTTACTGCCTACAAAAATATAATAACGATTGTCGTCAATAACGCTTACAACATGCGTGGCGTTCAGGTGCGTAGCATTAAGGCCACCAACAGCGTTTGCACCAGAAACAGTAATGCTCTGCCCAGTGGCAAAGCCGTGATTAATATGCGTCACTTCTACATCGTCTGTGCCAGCGGTCGTGCGAAATGGGTCAATATCGTAGCTACCCTCAAGTGTGCCCTTGATTGTGCCAGTCAGCGTAGTAGCATTGGTGTAGCCGGTAATCTCAATCTCAACCGTTTTCCAACGCAGGCGCACGCCAACATAGGCGCTTGAGAATACAGAAGCCGAAGCGGTAATTGTTCTGCCTGTTCCGGTTGTTCCGTTAACGCTGATCGTAACCGTATCATCCGCAAACTTATAGTAGGGCTGGTAGGTTTTGTTGGTGTCGATGCTCTGGTCAAAAGCAAAAGCGCTGACCGTGAAGGTCGTTGCACTGGTTCGGCGCAATACGCGCGGCGCAAAGGTCGGATGGCAGATAATCATTACGTCTGCCACTTGGGTGTAGGTTAGTTCGAACAGCTGCGCAGTTGTCCAGGTGACGTTCGTCGTAACCGTGGTGACCAGCGCGCCATTTAGATCATAAACATCAAGGCGGTTGTTCGACAGCGCCAGCACATAGCGTTCGTCATAAGAGAAATCGAAAGGGATCAGGCGCGTCTTGCCAACCAGCGTAGCCTCATAGGCAGTGCCAGCCCGACGAGCCACGCCACCAGCGTTCAAAATCGAGACATTACGCAGCCGGAAGGCACCGTTGCTATAAGCGCCAGTATCGACCCGCATACGCAGCATGGGATCAATCTCACCGCTGGAGAAGTTCGTCTGGATCTGTTTGATAGTTGCCATTAGCGGATCGTTCTCCGCGCCTTCTCAAAGCGCGAGAGATCAAAGCGCTGGCTGGTCTGTGCCTGGCTATCAATGTTGCGACCAAGAGCAAGCTGGCGAAGTGCCTTCTTTTCCATATAGTCTGCAGTCTGGATCTGGTTTGCTACAGCATAGGCAAAGATCGAGGCCAGTGTCAGTTCGACAGCCGTGGTAAAATAGGGCGGCCAAAGATCCTCCACTGCACGGAAGGTATAGTCAGCATAGACAAGATCCGCCTCGTCTGCATCGCAGTAGATCATATCCTGGTAGCGATCATATTCGATCACATTGCCATTGACGGTCACGTCATGGAGCAAGAGTAAATCGGCTGGTAGCTGATAAGCCGCATCCCACTTGGCATCGGGCGCATCAGTGCGGCGAGAAAGCTGAGCCTGGCCAGCAGCAAAACGCCAGCGATAGCGCGAAATCAAATCGCGTACCGTGTCCTCGTAGAGATTGGCAGCGACGGTAGCTTCGGTGGTTCCGTCAGCAAAGGAGGTAATCGGCGCAGCACCGATCATTACAAGTGCGCGTGCACAAATGTCGATATCACTGGTCGCCATGAAACTCTCCTATGAAAAGGGCCGGCACCGTAGGCATAACGGCACCGGCCCAAGAGGAGGCGGAACTGGAGCACCTCCTCCGTCCGGGTTAGGACGTGGTAACGCCTTCCAGCGCCGTAGTCGTGACGGTTGCAGCGCCACTGGCACTAGTCACCGTAAGCACGTCAATGGTACGGGTGCCGCCAGTCGAGCCTACGCACAGGATGACGTCGTTCTGCTTGAGATTGTCAGTCACCGTGCTGAAGTAGCCCGAAGCAACGACAGTCGCTACGGCATCAGCGTTATGATAAAGCCACAAGCCAGGTTCAGCACCAGCGAGCTTGTAGAGAGTGGAAGCGGTAAACGGCATGTTCGTTACTCCTTATGCGTCGTAAGCCTGAACTTCGTACACGCCGGTGTTGTCGATCAGGACAGCGCCCTGTGACATCATCGAGGTAGCGAGGTGCGCTGCCTTTTCCGGGATGTAGTTCAGTTCGGTCGAAACTTCTGCACCCGAAGCAAGGCCAATAGCCGAGCGGTGGTATGCAAAGTTGCGGCGGATGTTGGTGGCAACCGGCAGGCCCGAGAAGGTCATCCACATGAAGCCCATCCAGCGACGAGCAACCATGCCACCCTTGTACGGCAGGTCGTCCTGGCCAACAAAGTCAGCATCCGAGAATGCCGAAATGCCGAGCAGGTCGGTCCAACCACCAGGGCTGACAATGAAGTAACGCTCACCGTCGTCGGGAACATCGTTGTTACCAAAATATTCGAACACGGTGTTAACCTTGGTCTGGTTAATACCAGTGGTACCGCCTTCAGTGGCGATGTTGCTGGTCGTGTCCAGAGCGGTCACAAGCAGTTCGTCCGACTTGCGGCCCATAGCGGCAGCAGCCGACTGGGTTACAACCATACGCTCGTCATGGTTGATCTTCAGTTCGTCCAGCTTGTCGATATAGTCAGCAGCGTAGAAGTCACCGAGGGTGCATTCAACGTTCGAGTGATCGATCGACATGACCGGCACGTTGCCGTGACGCGACTTGGTGCCAGCAGTACCCTTGCCAACCTTCTGGAAGGTGGTCGAGCTACCTTTGACGTTCGACTTGCTACGCACAGTGTTACGCAGTTTCGAGCCCATGCGCTGATAAGCCATGTGCACTTCGCTTTCGAACTGCTTCACAAAGGCATCGTTAATATCAATAGCCATTGTTCATTCCTTGCAAAAACAGATTGAGGTTAATCGGTTGTCCGCGAACGGTGCTTTCGAGTTATCCAAATGGGCTCGATTTGCATGGACCTGAGCGGGCCTATGCCGGTCTGTGTTTTACTGCTGCGCTTCCGGCAATGGACAAACGGTCTTGGTGTAAAGCCAACCTGTCTCAACATAGTCAAATCTATTTAGAAAACGGGCGGTCTGCTCTGGGTTCGTCCCAGTTGTTATCCCCATTCTAATCCGCTTGGCTCCGATTGCCGTTGCCCAGCTTTCCAGCATACGGAGCATGCGCACCGCAGCAGTCGTGCCTCTCCAATCTGGCAGCACGTAGAAAGCTAGATCCTCGACAATAAGTTCCGAGCCAAAGAGGGTGGGGGTCGCCACCGCTGCAAGAAAGCCGATGATGGAACCGCTTTCCTCCTGCGCGACAAGGCAGAACCAGGCATCATCATCAAGACAGAGGCCGCAGAGGGCTTCGACTTTTTGTTCATCATAGATCAGATCCCGATAGAAAGGCGCTTCGGCGTGCATCACCCTTGCGAGAGCAACAATCGCCGGAACATCCTGCTGCTCCAATATACGGGCAAGCATTAGCGATAGCTCTTGGCAAAGAACTCCTCGACCTGACGAACGAAAGCAGGGTCACGATCAGAGGGATGCCAGTAGCGGCGATCCTGCATCATCTTCTCAACGTCAGCCCTGGTGATTTCCGGCTTCTTCTCGAACATGGCAGGGTCAGCATTGCCGGTGCTTTTCATCGCAGCAATGATCTTTTCCATAGCCGCGACACCTTCGGCGGTAGTGCAGGCTGCGGAGATGGCATCAAGTTCGCCCTGGTCAAAGAAGTTGTTGGCCCACAGTTGCACGGCCTCGATGCGCACATTGGCGTTCTCACCTAGCTTCTTCAGTTCCTGCTGATAGCCTTCTTCCACCTGGGCAAGCTGCACCTCAGCATAGGTCTTGATCGCAGTCTCAAACTGCTCCTGGTTATAACCCTGCTCATGGGCAAATTGCCGCCACCACTGCACAACGGGAGAGGAGGCCATCAATTCGCCATCAAGGCGCTCGTCTTGCGGCAAAGCATAAGCGTCTGCGCTTTCAGGGCGCGCTGCCAATCGTGCCTGTTCAATCTCTTGCGTCAGGCTGTCCTTCATGTTGCCGCGCATCTTTTCAAGTTCGGCATAGGACTGCGCCAACTTGTCATAAGCGGGTGCGCCATCAATCCAGAATTTCTCGGGCAACCATTCAGGCCGCTCAGTCTGTGTGACGCTATCGGTGATCTGCGAATTAACTTCGCCAGTCTCGTTGTTGGTTTCCAGTCCTTCGTTCATTGCTGCTTTCCTCTATCAATGCGCTGCTCAATAATGCCGACAAGGTAGCGCATACCCTCGCGGTGCCTCAGTTCTGCGTCGGTGATCTGCGGACCACCAACGGCTTCGATTGTGATTGAACGCAAGTAACGCAGAAACTCCTGCGCTCCATTGCTGCTAAACGTAGCTGCTGCCAGTTCGTTTAATATCTGCTCATCTTCTGGGCGACGGGTTACACCGTCAGGCCCCAAGAGCTTGGTTTGGGTCAATGCCATTCTGCCCTATCTGCGCTATCTGCCCGGCCAGTTCGCCGCGCTCCATTTCATTACGGATCAAGCTTTCGGGTACACCAAACTTCTCTGCAAGATATTTCGTCGCCTCGTCGCCCTTGACGTAGAGGTTGACCATCTGCGGACCAAAGCGGGTCTGCACCAGTTCGAGAAAGCGATTGACGCTATTGATATCTTCAAATGCCTGGGCCTGGGCCAATGGGCTGGTCGAGCGGACCTTGACTTCGCGGCCATTGACCGTCGGGATCTCAATGCGGCCCTGCTTCTTCAGGATGTAGATAACGCGCCGAAGGATCGGGGTTACAAACTCTGCCTGCAAGCGGCCAAAGGCTGAACCAATCTGGCGAGATAGGTCGGCCATACGCTGCGCAACTTCGGTAGCCGACATTGGCGTAGTATTCGGATTGCCGAGCATCTCGTTGTAGAGCGCTTTTTTGATGTTGAGGCGCATGTCTGAGAGGACCAGCTGCGCCACGTCAAAGCTGCCAGCGGCGTTCACTGCGCGCAAGCCAGAACTGCCAGGGGCAACAGGAATAATCGTGCCAGGAATAAGGCGGATTGTGGAGGGATTAATCACCCCGTCATCTTCAGCAGTATAGATCCCGCTAATAGCCATCTGTGCATTCTCAAGGATCATCTGCACAACAAGGTTGGTCGTCTTAATCGCAGGCATTGCCGACAGCAAAGGACCGCGACCCCAAACTTCACCAGCTGCCTTCGACCAGCGGAAAGCAATATAGGGATTAGAGCCGGTGCCCTGATAGGTTTCGCTATAGAGGACTGCCTTTGTCTCGGGCAGCAGCACAGCAAACTGCACAACTTCCTCAATCGGACGGGACCAGTCGCGGTAAGCACATTCGACAATCGTTACGAAGCGGTCAGTGCCGCTGCGCAATTCACGCTCAAGATCTTCTGATAGTTTTGCCCGGGGATAGGCGACCTTAATATTGCTCACACGGATCGAGCGTTCGCGGAAGATAGTGTCCAGCTTATCATCGGGGCCCACATCGAGCGCCAATTGGGGCAGTGGTACTGCCGTAAATACAACTGGATTGAGCGCATCGCCCTCATCGACACGCATGCAAGCGGTGCCCAAGGCAATGTCCAAAAGGGTTTCGTTGGCTTCCTGCGCAAAGTTTGAGTTCTGGATGATCTCAAATACGTAGGCAGTTACATCTTCGAGCGCCTTGTTTACCTCAGCACGTTGATCTTCAGGAACCTCAGAGCCGGCAACCAGTTCGGCCCAGCGCGCATAGTTGGGGATAAGGCCAGCTTGTAGGCGCGATGCAAATTCCTGCACGCCGACCACAGCAGTCTCGTCAAAGATCTTATCGGTACGGCTTTGACCAGGTGCCTGCGCATAAAAGCTCTCGCGCGAAGGCAGTGAATATTCGTAGCACTCCTCATACTCGGAAAGCCAGGGATCGCGGAGACGCTTGGCACGCTCGTAACGCGCCATAAGCCGACCGGCCTGGTCCTCATTCGGATTGAGTACGATAGGTGCTGAGTTGATAATGGGCATAGATTAGCCGCCGAGCATCGAGCGAAGAAATCCTTCACCGCCTTTGCGGCCAGAAATAAGCGAACGGATGCCATAGCCACCAGTGGTGCGGGCAACACCTTCTTCGGTGCGGCGCTGTTTTTCTTCGGTCAATTTACGCTTTGCCTCCGCAGCAGCGGCTTCACGCATGGCTTTAGCTTCGGCCTCTGCAGCCAAATCTTCAGCCGTTGGTTTCGGCAGTTTAGGTTGTTTGAAGCACATAAGCGGTAAGCTCCTTACCTTGGGCTCCATGCTTCCTGCAAGCATGCAGTAGCAATGGACTAAAGGTTTCGTTCCCTCATACGAGGCTGTCGGCGGAAGATATCGAACATGGCTCTGGCATTGACGGGGCGCGTGTCACTACGACCCACGGTTAGCGCACGGGCTTCGCCGCCACCACACAGTGCATATTGCAGCGCGTCATGGACGTGCGAGAACATGTTCTTGTCAGGCTTGTCCTCATAGCGCGCGCCGCCCGATACCTGCAAACGCCTGTACTGGTAGCCACCACGAAAGCCTTTAATCAAATGCGTACAGCGTTGATCGATCAGGAAGCCAGGTTGGCCATCGACCAGGCGATTGAGCGGTGTTGCTACGGCCTCAATACGTAGAGCAGGATCATTGGTCGGTGCGGTATATGCTTTCAGCCCTGCTTGGCGAAGGATCTGGAATGGCGTGCGCTCGTCGGTCTGCGCGCGATAGTCACCAGCTGGGTCACCGTAGATAACAAATTGTGCACCAGGAAACTTCTGTGCCATCTCGGTGCGCAATACTTCGGCAAAGCGAATGATGCCCATATCTTGCGCGACCAGTTCATGCAGCACAAGCCAGCGTCCACGAACATGCTGAACAAAAGCAGCAGCAGGAGTTAAACCAAAGTCAAGGCCGACAAGAATGGGAACGCCCGGTGTTGCAAGCATCGGTTCGCGCGCAACATGAACTGTTTCATCAAACATCTGATAGATAGGCTTGCCATCATTCAGGCTGCCCAATTTATTCAATACGTAAACATCGATCCAACTTTTTGTCTTACCCGTTATAATATCAGGGTAATAGTTGGGTGTAAGGTTCTTTAGGTTCTCTGCCTTAGAGTTTAGCTTGTAACTGGCAACATTGCCTTCACTATCCAAGTCGGCAACCATGCCGCCAGGCTGGGTGAAGAACTTCCAGGTCTCTGGCTTGATGAGCATGAGCGCTTCCTCACGACCAATGTGATCGGGGATGGGCGCTTCGCCTGCCATGATCGGCCACCAATGATCTTCGTCCGGCGCGTTCGTATCTGCAATCACGCCATACCAGGACGGGCCACCATCCTTCATTGAGGGGAAGCGGCCAACACGCATCGTACAAGCATCGACAATCTGCTTCGGGATCTCGCGCGCCTCGTTAATCCAGACGCCGGTAAGCTCTAGCGAGAGCAGCTTCTTTACGTCTTCGGGCCGGTCAAGCGCTAGGAAGATAACCTCCAGGTCAAGGTCGCCCTTCTTGATGTGGTGCGTGTATGGCGGAGGGTGCATGGTGATCTTGCCCCAGACATTCTGAGGGAACCAGTCCTCCCATGTTTTCATGGTGGTCGTACGCAACTGGGGATTGGTGTTACGCACTACAGCCCAACGGCTTTTCCGCTTACCATCCGGCCCGGGCTTTTGAGCAAGCGCGCGACGAAAGATCTCAATTGCACAGCAGGCGGATTTACCAGAACCTACGGGGCCACGTAGGCCACGGAAGAAATGGTCATCGAGCATAAATTGGCGAAGGGTTTCCCCGCCTGGCTTGTATTTAAGGCTCAAGCAACCATGCCTCGGTCAAATGCTTTGCGCACTATATTACCTGCCACCTCTGGGCCCCAGGCATCAATTAGCTTGTCGCATTCATGATTGGTCAGCATGTGCTGGGGATAATGACCGAGATGCACCTTGCGCACAATAGAGCGCAGACGACGACGATCAGCTAGGGTCAGTTCGCTTGTAAATGCCATAAGTCACAACCAGGTCCGATATTGAGGTTGACTAGGATCAATCGCAAACTGGTCGATCTGCTTGACCTGTTCCTCATTCAGCAGACCAAGGATACGCAGGTTGCTATAATATTCAGGATAAGTCGTCTCACCAATGGTGATCGGCCCGATGCGGTCAATGAGGATCGTGTAGTCA